GATTTATTTGATAAATTCGAAATTGAATACGATTATACAAATGAAAGACATAAAGCATTGAAGTATATAGACGTTCATTTTATTAATGACAAAAGAGGTGGATTTTATCTTATTAATACTTATGTTAGACCAAAGTTTTGGAATCGTATTATGGATGATATATGTATGTATTTAGAGTCATTTATTATTGACTACCCTTACGTAATTTGTGGTGATTTCAATGCCAGTGTTGATGAAACAGACATATTCGAAGGTGACGCAGCAATTTTTAATGATACAATGAACGACCAAGGTGAATATATGGAAGATTTTATTTTTACATATGACTTAAACGATAACGGTAAGAATGCGGGTTATACTAATTTAAATGCTAAAACTGGTAAACGTACACGCATTGATTATATCTTATCTTCTGGATGTTCCGATAATGCTATTGAAGGTAAAGTTAAAACACTTTCTGATTCGGGTGTATTTTCAGAAAGAGGACACCCTCATGTTCCTCTTATGTTTTACGATATGGAAAGAGTCAGGGATGACAGTGGTAATTGAGTATGGGAGAATATGTATTACGATATTACAAATCATACAGAAGAAATCAAAAATTCTCAGTCTATTCAAGTAAAATAATTTAAACCTTAGTAATTCCATTTAAAAAAGAAAACCATTATAAATAAATGGAGGAGATACGCAAGTACCATAACGAGGCCAAGCGTCTCCTCATCCAATCGGCTACCCGCGAAGGCGACAGTATTTTGGATGTAGGATGTGGATTCGGTGGTGATCTCCAGAAGTGGCGACACGCGGGGGCTAATATAAGCATGTGTGAACCGAACCCAGACTCACTCAAGGAAGCTAAGTCGCGTGCCAAGAACATGAAAATACGCGTCAATTTTTACGAGGGTGACATATTCGCGTGTCCCCAAAGAAAATACGATGTCGTGTGTTATAACTTTGCGTTACACTATATATTCGAAACGAACAAGTTATTTGAAACATCACTCTTAGCCATAAAGAACAGAATCAAACCCGGGGGTCGGTTTATAGGAATCATACCGAATTCCGATAAGATTATCATGAACACACCCGTAAGAGACGATCTCGGAAACTATTTTCTGATGAAACATACGAGTTCGGGAAACTTTGGTGAAAAGTTATACGTCCACTTAGCCGATACACCGTATTACGCCGATGGACCTAAGGTTGAACCCATTGCACACAAAGACATGTTATTTACACGTATGGAAGATTTGGGGTTTACTTTAACAGTATGGGAAGATCTTAAAGGAAACCCGGTTTCAGATCTATATAGTAAATTTTGTTTCGTGTTTAAAAGGTGAATCGTCTATTTTTTTATATATGGTTATGTTAAGATGATACTTACGTTACTCCTCCTTATCATAAACAGTATTATATTCATCAATGTAAAAGAACCATCAAACTTAACGGAAGTGCGTGAAAAGTACAGGACACTCCGAGATCACCTCAGGGAAACAAATAATGAAGAATTCAAAATATTGTGTAAAGAAATCCCCATCACCGCACACCGTCGTTTAAATGGTTCAATCGGCTACAATGTAAGTAAAGGTAGTGATATAGGTATATGTATAGACGGTGAACCGAACGAAATATTTCATGTACTTTTACACGAACTCGCACACTGTACCGTAGACGAATATTCACACAGTAAAGAGTTCTGGAACAATTTTGATAAACTTAGAACAATATGCGTTTCACTTGGAATATACCAGGAAATACCACAGCGCCGTGAGTTTTGTGGTAAACACATCCAGGATAAATAATATTTGGTAGTAATAAATGCAATCTTTTGGTGATTTAATGAAAGCATATTTGTTATTGAACACTTTACTCGCAACTTCGAGTACACCCCTACTTTTAAACAATAAATGGTTAAATATGTTCATAATTATGATCGTTACACCATTAATTATTACTGCGTTACCACGTGGCGGTGATATAATTGGGCGTTTAGCTATGGATGCACCATTTTTGATGGTGTCAACTTTATTAGGTATGGGTATAGTTGCTGGTATTTCTCAGATAAATAAAAGGTTCGAAAAAGATTTTAGAGATTATGGTAAAACTACGAAGAGTACTGGTACTGTTTTAGGACTTCGCGCAGTTGGTTTACTGTTCGGATTTCTCATTTCCTATTTTATTTTCGGAAAGAGAATGTATAAACACTATAATGCCCCTTTATATTAAGCATATCTTCTCGCAATGTAAAAGGCGATCGCCGCGACCAAACCGGTCGATGCTAAACCCACGGCACTTCGGTGTCCTTGGTCGTTCAAAAACGATGGGACGAAGTTTGCGAGTTTTTCCTGAACTGGCTTACTAATTGCCACCGCAGCACACGCCGCAACGATGAGTGCTTCGAACTGGTCATCAGTAAGGTTGAATGGATTTTTAGATTCTGGTTTCTTTTCTTGGGTTTGTTGTTGAATTGGTTGTTGTGCCATCATCATTGGTGTTTGCATTTGCATTTGCGTCATGCGTGGGTCTTGAGACATCATGGGTGGTTCCATTGGGTCTTCAGCTTGACCCATAATATCGGAAATTGAAGTAGAGTCCATCGTTTGTTTATTTTCACTCACATTTTTTTCGGGTGGGTTATTCGGCACGAAATTAGTAGACTGGTTATTATTTAACGATACCATTCCGTCGCCGGAATCTGATAAATTCATAGTTCTAACGTCCGTCATTTATGGTAATCATAGGTTTTTAGACTCAGTCATTGACGCATCGCCTGAGTGTAAAACATATCTTGGGTACATACCCAAAAATGTATTTAAAACCTTAGGTAAAACATCACTTTTTTCATGTTCTGGTATAGAATCGTTAAAATATATACGTTTGGAATCGTGACATACATTTACGTACACATAATAACCATCACTTTTCCTAAAGCCATCTGATGAGAGTTCGTTAAATTTTGCGTATGGGTACACCATTCTCGAAGTACACGTCCGTCTGATAAAATTCATTATTACTTTGTTTTTGTTATTTTAAGTCTCGTTTTTTTAGTTGCATTTTTAGCATCAGATTCCTTTTGATCCAAATATTTAGGATTATACATTTTTTTGTGAAGTCTCCAAAGATCCGGACTACCTACCCTGAAGTTTTTCCTGAGTGTAGCCTTGTACCAAAATACACAGTCCTCTATTTTATTACTTTTTGATGTATTATCTAACACTAAACACTCGTAATTTTCTGTACATGCATCCATGACCTTATTAAACATATCAAAATTCGGAAAAATACCAAAAAAT